AAGTATAAAAAATTTGATACACCATTTACTTATAAGAATGCAGCACCTCCTACGAAGGCTTTGGATAGATGGATAGTAAGAAAAGGTTTAGCACCTAGAAATTCAAAAGGAAGATTCACGGGTAGGAGTGTTAATTCAGTAGGTTTTGCCAAATCAATATCATTCTTAATTGCTAGAAAAATATACTTCAACGGTATCAAGCCAAGTTTATTTTTTTCTAATCCATTTAATACACATTTTAAGAAGTTACCAAACGAATTAATTAGTAAATTTGGACTAGATGCAGCGAGTTTATTTAGTCACGCAATAACACAACCAAAGAAATGAGTAATATTTTTTGTAGAAGTCCATACATTATCGAAATTAATGAAGCAGCTCAAACGAGTTCTAAGATATTAATCTATATTTGGAATGGTACGGGTTCAGCTCCATCTACACCAACATACACAGTTAGTAAGTTGATTCCGTCATCTACTAATTTAAAGTGTTTATACAACATATCGAACTTTATTAAGGAGTATATCAACCATAATAATCTTAACGTTAACTACAATATTAATAGTTCGTTAACTAATACAAATCAATGGTGCAATGTTGTTGTAAAAAGGTACAAAAATACGTCTACATTATTAAGTACAACAACTTATAAAGCTTTTGATGGTTACGCTTTTTATAGTGACGGTGCTAATTATGACGCTGGTGACTATCATTTAACTGAAGGGACATATTATTATCATTATAATTCAGCAACAACAATTGATTTACTTCGTCCAGGTCATGTAGTGGCTAATTTAGCTGCAGGATATAAAGCAAAGTATACAGATTTAGTTACTTCCGCAACTGTTACGCAAACAATGACGCTAGCAAAGGTATATGATTTGTATAAAGTCTATCCCTCTTATTGGGCAAATGGTAATAAATTAGAGATAACAACGGGTGGAGGTACTGTTTTGAAAACGTATTACTTCAAACCTATTGAAGAATGTAAATATTCACCTGTATCGATTGACTTTAAAAATAGGTACGGAGCATGGCAGAGAGAGTTTTTCTTTAAAGCTAGTAAAACTAATTTTAGTACTAATTCTACGGAGTATAAACAACTTCAAACGTCTATTACTTCATACAATCAAATACAAGGACAATCCCAAGTTTATAATGCAAATGGTCAAGTTTCTAATAGTTATAATTCAGGTTGGGTTTCCGAGTCATTCGGGGAAACTATTAAACAAATAATGTTAAGTGATAAGATATTAGTTAATGGAACTGTTAGGATTTTAAAGACTAAAGAAATGTTAATTCAAACGCATATTAACGAAAAATTAATTAATTACACATTAGACTTTAAAGAAGCATTTGACACAATCAGTAATGTACTATGACAAGAACGATTCAAATATTTATCGAAGGTATTAAAGATAGTAATAACTATACACAAATTGAGTTGTTCAAAGATGAAGCTATAAACACTTCTTTATCTACTCAGAATATAGCTGATATATCAAAAGTTTATACAGATTATACGCAATCTTTTACAGTTCCATGTACACCAATAAACAACGCTATTTTTAAACATTTCTATAATAGTGATGTAGATAGTGTTGAGGATTTTGGTATACGTAGAAACGCGTACATAGAAATAGATTACACACCGTTTAGAAGTGGAAGGATTCAATTAGAGAGTTCTGAATTAGAATTTAATAAAGCACAACATTATGTATTAACTTTCTACGGGGATGTTTTAAGTTTAAAAGATAAAATTAAAGATGATAAATTAAGTTCATTAAATTTTGATTCATTAACTAATCCATATACAGGGCCTGAAATTAAAAATAGGATCACAGATGGAGCGACTAACTATGATGTTAGATACCCTTTAATAAGTTCTAAAAGATTATGGAGTTATGGAGATGCTACGAGTACCGATATTAACACAAATGCAGGGCGTATTGTATTTAGTGAACTTTCTCCAGCTGTAAAAATATCAAAGATATTAGAAGCGATTGAAACAAAATACTCTATTGACTTCCAAGGAATATTCTTAACTAACAAGAAGTTTACAAATTGTTTTTTAGAGTGCAAAAATAGTGCAGATGTTAATACGGTATTACATAATAAGCCTATCATTTTTAATAGTAATTCTATCATTTCGCAAAATGCTTCTTTTGATGTAACTAATACTAAATTTAATTATAATTATACAGAGGAAGTTTCGTACGTACCTGGAACAACACCTTTTCACACGTTGACTTTATCAATATATTACATGTCTAATCCTTCAGCTGTATGGACTATTGATATTTACGATAATGGAATATTTCATCACTCAATCACAGGTACAGGATTAGCTAGTAATGTTATTTTTGTGGATTCAAATATAGCAGGTTTTTCAAGAAATGTAAGTTTCACAATTAGAACTGATATTAATTGCACAACATCATTTCATTTAGATTACACTTTTACGTCAATATTAACATCATGGACTACTCAAACATTTGCCGTTGCAGATGCTGAATTAATAACGTCCTCATCTAACATTGATTTATCTTTATCAATGCCTGACATGAAGATTACAGACTTTTTAAGCGGTGTGTTTAAACAGTTCAATTTAACATGCTACCCTTTGAGCGTTGGAGTTTATCAAGTTGAACCTTTGGATGATTGGTACAGTAAAGGTAAGATTAGAGATATAACTACTTATGTAGATGAAAAAAGCATATCAATAGAAAGAGTTCCAAGATACAAAAATGTTTCATTCAAACGTCAACCGTCCGAGTCGTTCATGAATAAACAATATTTTGAACTTTACAAGGAAGAATATGGAGATTTGGTTAGTTCGTTTCCTGAAGGTGAAGGAGATTATACAGTTGATCTACCATTTGAGAATTTACTGCATAATAGATTTACAGGTACTCAATTACAAGTAGGATATTGCTTAACTAAAGCACCCGATTTCAAACCCTACACACCGAAGCCTATATTGTTATACATGTACGATAGCCAGCCTTGTAGTTTTGAGTTCTACAATGGGACGGTTCAAAGTACAATTACAGCTTATCAACCATTCGGTCAAGATGTTTTATTTGGCGGTATTAAAAACTCGTTAAATTTTGGCAGTAACACAAGCACACTTTTAAATGTCCCTATTCAAGCGAGTGCATACAGTAATTATTATCAAGACTACTTATCTAATATATTCAACAAGAAAAATAGAATCGTTAAATGTGAGGCTATATTTCCAATTAGCTTAATAACAGGGTTAAAATTAAATGACCGGTTAATTATTCGTGATCATAGATATATCATAAATGAAATTAAAACAGATATAACAACAGGTCTAGTTTATCTTGTATTGATTCAAGATTTTAGAACAATGAAGCCCGTATCTTATCGTCCGGGCGGTAAACTTTTCAATGGTGGAGGTGTGTTCGTTTTACCTGTATTTATGCCTAATAGTATGAAGTCAGCTACAATAACAACAACAACGGCAGGAGTAACTTTATCAACTGCATTTATTACCGTAGACACAAATGTTGAGATTACATATCCAACTGCTCCGAATCCAATAAAACTATTTCTTAAAGAAGATGGAAGCGGATATTTAATGACTGAAAAATTCCAAAATATAAGAAGTGAATCAGGGGTTGAAAGTAACATTGAAATTAAAATTGAATACACAAGCGAAACCAAAGCACCTCACAATAGATTGTTAAGTGAATTAGGAGCATTTTTATTCGATGAGTACGGAGATTATTTAATTCAAGAACCTGAAACTGTAACAGTGGAAATAATTAATTTAAATCAAGCATGATAAAGGAAATAATAGAATTATTAGCCGTTTCAAAATTTTACGGTCAATCTGAAAATATAGATATTGCAAAAGGAAAGTACAAAATAGAAACAAGTATTTCTAAAATGTACGAACAAAAAAAACGAGTAGTTAAATTGAAAAATAAATTTTAATGGCCGAAACAAAAACAATTGAACTAGACATAAAGAGTAATTTAGGCTCTTTAAAATCACAACTTAGGGAAGCTCAAAACGAAGTTAATTTTTTATCTGAAAAGTTTGGTGCAACATCTACAGAAGCAATAAACGCAGCTAAGGCGGCAGCAACTTTAAAAGATAAAATAGGGGACGCAAAAGCGTTAACGGATGCTTTTAATCCAGATGCTAAATTTAAATCTTTGACTTCATCTATCGGTGGAGCTGCTGGAGGGTTCTCAGCTTTTCAGGGTGCTATGGGGTTGGTTGGTGCTGAATCAAAAAATGTTGAGGCTGCATTATTAAAAGTACAAAGTGCTATGGCACTATCTCAAGGCTTACAACAATTAGGAGAAGCTAGAGATTCGTTTAAACAACTTGGAGCAGTAGCAAAAAATGTATTTAGCGGTATAAAAGGGGCTATCGCTGCAACGGGTATTGGTTTGTTATTAGTTGGTTTAGGTGCATTATACGCTAATTGGGATAAAATTAAAGATTCTTTGGGTGGTGTAACTGCTAAACAAGCTGAATTGAACAGATTATCTAATCAACATTTACTACAGGAGCAATTAAAATACGACAGATTAAAAGATCAAGATAACGCTTTACGTTTACAAGGTGTTTCTGAAAGAGACATTTTAAAAGCTAAAATATTACAAACGGGTGAAATCATAAAAGCAGGTATTCAACAAGTAGAAATGGCTCGTAAATTTAGAGACGAGCAAATTAAAACTGCTCAAAAGAATAAAGAAATGCTTATTTCTGTAATTGATTTTATACAGATACCTTTATCGTTGATCTTAAAATCTGCTGACGCCATATTAAATACATTCGGTAAAAAGTCCACATTAAATAAAGACTTGAAAGACTTTCAAGATCGGGAAGCATCATTAATCTTTGACCCTAAAGATATAAAAGATAAAGCAAACAAGGCAATCAATGAACAAATTACAGCCAATCAAAAACTTTTAGCAGAACAACAAGCAATGCAGGTTCAAGTATTAAATATGGACAAAGAAGCTGCATTACAACGTAAACAAATAAGAGATGATGCTATATCATTAAAGCAAACAGAAGAAGACGAAGCAAGAAAAAAAGAATTAGAAGCAGAAGCTCAAAATGAAGCAAATGAAGAGGAAGCGGCAGCATCATTATTTAAAGATGAACAAGATAAAGCAAAAAAAGAACAGGCACGTATTGACAAGATCAAAAAAGATGAACAAGACATTGCTAATTTTAAGCTAGAAACTGCCGCTTTCGTTTTAGAGCAAGAAAGAATTAACGAATTAAAAGCAATTGAAGATCGTAAGAAACTACAAAAACAAAAAATTCAAATGGTTGTTGAATCATTATCTATATTACAAGATGCCACAACTCTATTCACTGCTAAAAATGATAAAGACGCACGTACACAATTCAAAATAAATAAGGCATTATCTTTGTCTAGTGCAATTGTAAATACTGCGTTAGCTGTAACGGGTGCGTTAACAGCTGGAGGTAATCCGATAAAACTTGCAACGGGGATTCAATTTGTAGAAGCTGGTATTGCTGCAGCGAGTGGCGGTGTTGCTATTGCTAAAATTGCGGCTACTCAATATGGTGGTAGTTCTGGAGGGGGCGGTGGTAACTCGTTAAATTCTTCACCTAGTCCAGCGTCAAATGTTACAAGTCCTATTACACCTAATTTTAATATAGTAGGTGCTAATGGTCAAAATCAATTAAACGGATTAAATCAACCTATTCAGGCTTTCGTAGTAAGTGGACAAGTAACAACTCAACAACAATTAGACAGAAACAAATTAAGGAACGCAACATTTTAAAAATAAATAATTATGGAAAAAAGACAATGTATCGAAATGAAGATTAACAACGATGAGGATGGAGTGTTTGCTATGTCAATAGTTGAATCTCCTGCAATCGAAAAAAACTTTGTTTACTTATCTAAAGAAATTATAAGTTTAAAATTAGTAGACGAGGAGCAGGGGATTATTGTAGGTATAGCTTTAACACCTAATAAAAAAATACCAAGACGTACAAAGAATGGTACTATGTATGATATATTTTTTACAAATCAAACGGTGGCTACAGCTGCTGAAATGTTCATGAAAAACTTAAAAGGTAATAGCTTTACAATTAATCACAATGAAGAAACGAGTGATGTGTCAGTAATGGAATCTTGGATTGTCGAAGACCCCAATAATGATAAATCAAACATTTATAATCTTGAAGCATCAGAAGGAGATTGGTGTTTAAAGGCTAGAGTTTCAGATCCTAAACTTAAAGAAAAGATTAAGGCTGGTAAAATAAACGGTTATAGTTTAGAGGGCAAATTCTTTTCTGAAACTGAAGTAATAGAACCAACAAAAGATACTGAAGAACTACAAGCAATTAAAGAACTTTTAAATAATTTCTAATATGGCTGAAATACTTTATAATATTAGAAGTACTGATGTTACTACATTGGACGTTACAGATTCA